AGGAGATGAGTATGAAATTTCGTGATGAAAATAGTTTAAATAGATTAAATTTTAAAGAATTGTTATCAAGGGTTGATATATTTTCAGCTTATGGTAAGAATAAATTAAATAATGTACAAAATTTTTTAGTAGGGGAAGAAGAAAAATTAGAAGAAGAATTTGAGAGAATGCAAAAAATACTTGATTTCATTTCTGTAAATAAAAAGGAAGAAATGGAAATTGAGATAATTTTACATAGATTAAATTAATGTTCACGGAATCAGCCCCTTCGTAGGGATATTTTATATCACGATACATGAAATTTTTTACGCATGTTTTTTTGCACTTGATTTGTAAAAATCATCAAAAAAATACCGTTAACAGTAATAGGTAACATCAAAGAAATATATCCATTCTGTGTAAAGTAATATATTAATAATGCGAGCAAGATGGAAATGCTAGAAACAATAAATGACATAGCTTGCATTTCACGAACACATGAATTTATTATATTTTCATAATTTGCCATATTATTTGCCTTCTCTTTTCTTTAATCCCTCAATCATATTAACTACAAAATCTATATCATCCTTAGACATATCCTTGCTAGCATCAAATAAGATTCGTAAGTTCGGATTATCTTTTACCGCTTGTGCGTATTCTGATACTTCCGGATCTTTATAGTACTCTTTAGACATGTCGTTCCAGCCCATTATTAGAGCAGGAGATACGTTAAAAATTTGGGCTAAACCTTCTATTTTATCTGAAGGTATATTTGTAATTATATTATTTTCATATTTATATAACGTTTGCTTTGAGACTCCAATCCTCTCGCCGACTTCTTCTAGAGTCATTTTATTTTGAATTCTGAGATTTTTGATTCTATCTCCTTTGTTAGTAGCCATTAAATTTACCTCGCTCTTAATATAATTTTCTCTATGAGTCAATATTACACCGTTTTAACTTAATAAGCAACATTTTTGTAAAAAGTTTTATCAAAAATGACTTGACAAGTTACGTAAAGTAAATTATTATTTAGGTAACCTAATAAGTTACTTAAATAAAGGAGGTGATATATTGATTGATGTAAATAAGCTAAAAGGTTCAATTGTTAGTGCTGGAAAAACTCAAACAGATGTTGCTAAAAGATTAGGAATTACGCCTAAAACGTTTTCCATTAAATTAAAAAAAGGCATATTTGGCTCTGATGAGATTGAAGCTATGATTGATTATCTTTCAATTGAAGACCCTTTATCTATTTTTTTTGTAAAATAAGTAACTTTATAAGTTACTTATTAAATGTAATGAAGGAGGAGAGATGAATCAAAGAAGTAGTTTTGTTGTCAACACAATTCGACAATAAAAAATACTACGTAATAGACCTGAACGGTAATCTATCACGTAGCATCAAAGATGGATTGATATTTTTAAATCGGGACGATGCAGATATGTATATACCTGGCATTGAGTCGAAATTAAAAATAGTTTTAGACGGGGCTGCAAATCTTGTTAATGCAGAATCAATTAATCTTATGAGTATAATTTCTGACACACTTTTCGAGCGCATATCGTGCTCTGGAAATAATAATTAATGCCTCAATAGTTGATTGATAAGTATCATTACTTAGGTATTTGGGTGTATGTGCTTTGGGATTCCTGTATAGATAAACAATTGCATTTAGCAACGAACGGAGACCATTGTGATCTGATTTTTCATCATCAGTTTGAAATTTATTCATAACGATTATCGGATTCGAACCTTCAAAACATCGATTTACTAGAGTACTCCCATCTAAATCTAATCCTGATATAGAGCGCAATTCTGCTAATAGGCATTTACAAGATTCAAATATCAAATGGAATAGATTTTCTGAAATAATTTCAGGTCTACAGAACGCAAGTATCTGAGGATGAATTGAAAATCTATGCAGATCTGCTTTCAATCGACTTACAACCTCGGTAGCCTCGTCTAGCGTTGTTGCAGGGGTTACTTTTATTACCTTTCCTGTAGGAAGAAGTTTAAGCCCGATAAAACTTAAAAGTGTATTTAATGAATCTAATGCATCAGTAAAATCATTTTGTCTTTCTACGAAGAGTGACGGAGACATAATGTATTCAATTATTTTTATCATTGGATCGTAGGAATTGTTCTTATTACATTCATTAGCGACTCCATTATAAATACGTTTCCATTTTGTATCGATATCAGTAAGTTCACAGTTAATACCTAAATTAGCAAACATTATTGTTATTTCTTGTCCAGTTAATAACTCACCTAGTATTTTACAAATTTTTGTGATTTGTAAACTATTCATTTATATCACTCCCTTTCATCAAAATTATACATGAACGGGAGGTGAAGATAAATATTTAATTAACAAAGGAGAAAATATGTACAACACAAACAACTGATTTAACTCTACGGTTAAAAACTCATAAATTGGCAAAACATATAAGCCACCAACAAAGTTAGTGGCAGTAGCGAGGGGCATTAAATGAAAGAGGAAAAACATATTAAAATACTCCGCCAACAGCTGGAACTATTGACGGAGTTGCAAAAACAAGTGGATGATCCAAAAATAATCATGGAGTTATCTGACAAAATAATTGTGTTATCTGATGCACTAACTAATCTAGAAGAATCACAAAATAATAAATTATCTGTTTGGAAAGACGCATCATTAATTTATCAATTAGCCTTATCAATTCAAAATAAATGTGCAAAAGATATAGATGAATTATTTGCTCTGAGCAGTGACAAAAGCAAATAGCATCTGCATAACTGCGATAGCAATATGTTGATGCTTGTGGAGTACATTAGAAAATTTTGATAATAGACCTTTTTGCACGGGGATATCATTACTTAAGTTTGTTTCTAGCAAATGGAGCATTTTTCTAAACGCTTCTTTTTCTTCCATAGATATATTTTTGTCATTGTCAATTAGATTTGAAATTGAATTTATGGATTGATCTATAGAAATTGAAATATTTTCTTGTGAACCAATTATAGAATTTCCATTTATAGTGCCAATGTTAAATATATTGGTTGCATTAGAGCGTTTATGAGCACGCTGATAGTCTGTTTCATATTTTAAAATGGCGCCATCAGTCATTCCCAAAGGTTTTACATCTATAACATGGTAGTTCTTTTTGTTATGAACCAAGATATCGCCTTCTATTATATCTGAAAATTCTAATGTTTGAATGGAGTTTGGATATTTACTAGAACAGAAAAATCCATACACTTTGTCAGCGATTACTTTATTATTTCGTATTACAGTAAATAATTCAGACATATTTTTAAATGGGGTAACCGGCATTTTGAATTTCATTATAATCACCTCCTTTCAAGGTGATTATACAAACAATTATTTAAGAATACACAAAATATTCATGAAAATTTTATGAACATCTGTAAAGAAGATATAAAGGAGGATTATTGTGGACAGGAATAAATTATGTATAACAGTCGCTGAAGCTGCTGAACTAGCAAGCGTCCCCCAAGATGTAATTCGCCAATGGGCGGCTGACTTTGATTTTCCGTCGATGAAGATAGGGGCCCGAGGTGGCAAACGATTAATTCATTTAGATTCGTTTAATGCATGGCTAGGAAAACGATGCCAAGCAAGAATAGGAGAGTGAAAAAATGAAAAAATTAGCAGGCATCATGTTGGCCACATGTTTTGGAATTTTAGAAGGCTCAGATGTGCAAGGGTACGAGTTGCACTCATCGACTATGCTACTGTTGCTTTTATGCGTTGTATCAGCAGTAGCTATTCTTTATAAATCATTTAAGGAGGATGAGCATTATGGACGATATTGATGTGATTGGTGTGTTATTTATTCTTGTTGTGATGGCCGTTTGCATTATGTTTTATGGCGGTCTGGTTTGGGTACTAATACGATGAGACGTCCGGTTCGAACATGTACGAAATGTGGAGTTAGGTTAATTCCACACACTCATAACTACATTTATGACGAGACTAATCGTAAGGCAATTAGAGTATGCAAACATTGCCACGATGAACATGTTCGCCGTAAAAGTAAAAATGCTCGCACTCACGGCAATGAGATACGAGCACAGATAAAAAATATCCTATGTAAATTATACCAGATAAGGAGATAAAATGCCTGAAATAAAAGCAATAAAATCTAAACCTGCTGTAAATGCATTTGATTTTAATTTCTTTGCAGATAACAGGGGCAAACACGAATCATTACAAAAGGTAGCTATAGTTACTACAAATAGCTATATCAAACTTTCAATGCCGGCTTACAGAAAGTTAAAAGGCCCTGAGTATTTCAAAGTTGGTATAGATATTAACAATAAAGTCATTTGTGTGGCGCCTGCGATTGCAACAGAGCCATATGTAATTAAACCAACAGCAGTACAAATTGAAAAAAATACTATTTATATATCCAAAAGTCGTAGCGTAATTCAAAAACTTCGACAAATTGGAATTCCCAAAATCGTTGAAGGAAAATTAGTTGATGATGAATTACTGTTTAAATTTTAAGGAGAAATAATCATGGAAAATAAAAATGTTTTAACTATTAACTTTAATAATACTGAAGATTTGGCGCTTCAGATTGCAGAATGGAATTATATTTTGAATCATGAATGCTGCGGCAATTGCCATGACGATAAAACGCATGTTGAAACCGCTTGTGAAACTATTGATGTAGAGACTGTAGTACCTACAGTTGAAACTAAAACGACAAAATCTGAAAAAGCTGAAGTCAAAGAAGAAAAAGCACCAAACAAAGTTGCTAAAGTAGAACAAGACATTCATGTGACGGACTTAGAAGGCAACCCAATAAAAGTTGAAAAAGAAGAAACGATTAAACCTGTAGCAGAACCTGAACCTGCTGAAGCAACAAAAGTCGAAGAACAGGCTCCAGTAG